ATGTTGAATGTATTGACGCAATTGAATCTATGCTAACCAAAGAAGAATTTATCGGATTTTTACGCGGGAACATATTAAAATATCAATGGCGTTATAAGCAAAAAAACGGTGCTGAGGATTTAAAAAAGGCGCAGTGGTATTTTGATAAGTTAAAAGAAAAAGAGGGCGTGTAATGTATGAATTTAAAAGTGGTAAACCATCAGGCGGCTTGCGTTATCAAGCCATGCGCGATTATTTAATAAAATTAAAATGGTTTGCAGATAATCCCATGCAACCCGTGTTTATAAGTGAACGCAGTGCATGAAACCACGACTTAAAAAGATAGGTAGAATTTGGTTATGTTACACACAAACAACGGCTGTTTGCTCTGGCTTAACACCTGAAGAAGCCTATCAAAAATGGATAATTAAAAATAAAGCCGCTGAATAAGCGGCTTTTTTATTATGGCGTTAAAAACAATTCCGCTTCAGCATTGCGTCTGCGCGTTAATCCAGCAAGCGGTTTGCCACCTGCTTTATCCCAACGCAAAAACTGTTTTGCTATTTCTGCCTTGTCGTCACCGGCTTTTAGCATTTTAACGAGTGTTGATTTAAAAAAGTTACCTGCGCCAATGTTGTAGCATAAGCAAACAAGTGCATCATATTCATTTTGTGTTAATTCAACGCCTGTTGCATTAACCGCCTTTTCGTATTGCCCAATTGTTGCGGCCAGTAACGCCATTGCTGCGCCTTCATTAGGCAACGTTCTATTTTTAGTGACTGGTGTACCATCACCATAATGTGTCGAGCCAATGCCAATAGTCCATACACCAGCAGGGCATTTATAAGCAGTCAGTTTACAACCTTCAAATTCTTTAATTAATTTTAAACCGCGTTCGCCTGTTTTCATTTTCTCGATCTCATAGAAAGTACCGTAATTAATTTTTGTGTTAAACGAATCATGTCGTTATCAAGCAGGCGTATTTGGTCGATAAGCTCAATTAGCGCGTCTGTTGTTTCGGTAAGGATTGGCTTAACAATTGTCGTTACCCATATCCACACAAAATAGACGATATAACCCATGCTACTCGATGCAATAATAGGGAATCCATACTGGTTGATATATTTAGCTAATGCGTCAACATCCATTAATCAATTCTCTTTTCTTGGGGATTATTAAAACGTGCCACTTTTTCTTTTTCAATAGGCATATCAAGCGTTTCTGTCATCAATACATCTATTTTTACAATATCCTCTGACATGGCAGTGACACGCCTATCGAGTTGTTTAATGATACCGATAAGGCTTTTAATCTTTTCAAGTACGCTATCAAGCAGGAATTTAATGGTCAAAAATACAAAGTACATTCCCACGCAAGCAGCAGCAATGGGGAAACCTACATCCGTTGCAAACTGTAGGAATTCCATTACTTACTCGTCCACCAAGCGATAAACGAAAACAACGCTCCAATGGTAAAGACAATGCCTCCAATAAACCCTTTATAGCGCGTTTGCTCGTTTTTCATTTCTTCAAGGGTGGCAATTATGGCGTCGAGTTTTTTACCGCGATCTTCAAAGATTTCTTCGAGGTTTTCAATTCGTTGCTCTACTTTAGCAAGGCGGCAGGCTTCGTCAGGCATTTTATTCTCACTTATCTATTTTATTTACTTTATCCCAATACCCATCATCTCTAGCACTGGCTGATTCTGGGTCATGTTGCTCACCGTAAATATCTTCAATTGGCTCACCGTCCATATTGCGTAGCGCGTAAACACAGTAATAAACCGTACCATCTTCAACGGCTGTAATTTTGTGTTGATGTTCTTTGCGAATAACAATAAATGTTGGTGCAGTAAATTCTTTAGGCGCATGACCTTTAATTTCAACTGATACTTTACCCGACACAAGCAAGGTTACATGGTCAAACTTATGTTCATGACCGCCATGTGTTTCGCCAGCTAATTCTAGGATGTTTTGTTTAACCCAGATATTGCCAAAGTAACCTAGTTCAAAAGTTTTCATGGAAGTTGCACCACAGACGTTTGCTCTTTCCAACATACAGTTGGTTCGTCCCAGTAGTAGTGTTTGTCATCTTGCGGATAAGGCACAGGCGATTGCCATGACATGGTGTCAATGTCACCAACCCATGAAGGGTATGGCTTTCTAGCTTGATGCTCTGCCTGTTTATCCGCATCAAATTCAACTTGTGTTAGCACTTTTAAAACGCCTACAAGCGTTGTATCAGCATCGTCATCGCAAGTACCGTAAAGCAGTGGTGCTGTGCTAAGTGACCCGTCAGGATTTGATGCAATAGGAAAATCAGATTCGTTTTGAAAGACAAAATGAAAGCCTTTCACGTTTGGAATTGCTGGACCTGTACGCATTGGTGCTTCTGTGCAAAGAATACCCGTGTCTGCGTCAATGTTTGTTAGTTGTATGTACATAATTTTTTCCTGTTTTGTTATACGGGTACTCTGCGAACAGCTCTGACATAGTTATTATTGGACTTAATGTAGTTGGTCTGAACCCCACTATAGAAGTACTGAACCCCTGCGTTGAAAGAATTGACCTCAGCAGAAGACCAATAGTAGTCAGAGGCAAATGCATCTGTTTCCCCAGTTCTAAAACCAATACCCGCGATTGTTTGAGCGGGTGAACCACTTGTGTAGTCTGTGCTAATAGGCTCTGGTGATACCGCATTTGCGTTTGAACCCGAAGGCGAACCAGTATTGTTAGAATTTGTAGTCGGTTTTAAGAAATAATACAGCACTTCTAGCTCGTTTTTAGCAGGTAGATACCAATCGCTATAACCCCCTATTGTTAAGTCTTCGCAAAACACTGCCGCTTGATATGATGCGCCGAGCGCAGCTAATGAAGCGGAGTTTGTTGGTCCATCAATAACCGACGTAATTCCCGTTGTCGTTCCATAAACGCCCCAACCAATACTTGAAGTTTCGCCAGATGCTTTAGGGGCGACAATTAAGTAATGTGTAGCTACACCATCTGCTGTAGTTGATATTTTACCCGCATAGAATCCACCGCCATAGGCTTGCCCTATCGTTGTTGGAGGCGCAGGTTTATAAGTCCCACCAGTTAGCATTTGTTGAATCCCACTCATTAGGTCAACCCCGCACCTGAAATAATCCAAGTTGTCGATGTCATTTTAAGTGCTGTAGCTGTGCCGTATTGTGCAAGTGAGCGTGTGCCTGTTGTGCCTGTACCAGCTAAATACATCGTGTCTGTTGTGATAGCAATACTGATTACTTGAGAAGTCATGTTAACAAACGAAATTGCTGTGCCAATTGGATACGCTACTGAGCTATTAGCGGGAATAGTAAATGTCCGAGCATTAGCGTCAGTTGAAGGATGAAAAATACACTTACCAGAATCTGCTAAAACTGCCGTGTAAGCTGTGCTTTGACTGTTTATAGGGATATTTCTAAAACCAACTGCATCAGTTCCGTCTACCGTACAAGATGACAGCGTACCACTTGAAGGTGTACCTAAAGGTTGCCCAGCATTAAATACAATGTTACCCGTCATCGTGCCGCCAGCGGTAGGCAGGTAAGCACCAGAAGGGAGATAAGTCGCTACCCATGCACTACCACTATAAACACGCATTTCGCTACTTGTTGTGTTCCAATAGAGCGCACCGGTAAGCAGTGCATTACCATCATTATCCACCGTTGGATTAGACGATTTTGCACCTAGATATGTGTCATCAAATGAATCATAACTTGCGGCTGCGGCTGTTGCACTTGTTGCGGCTGCTGATGCGCTTGCTGCTGCTGCTGACGCACTTGTTGAACTATCACCTGCTTTTGTGACAACATAGCTTGCAACAGTAACAACTTGATTCATCATTGGCACAAGTCGAATTAACGCGCCACCGTTTCCAAGTCCTGTTGTGGCATTATCATCATCGGTAACAGTTGAACCGTCACCGCCTACTGTTGTACTAAAAGTGACTGAACTCATTAAACTATTTCCTCTAATTTTAATGCCGTTTGAAATCCATTAACAAATGGGTTTTCAATTGGGCTTAATTCTGAAAAATTACATAAAAATGTGCGGGCGTAAAAATTCTTATCAACCGTCATATTAATACTGCCAATGTAATCTGGTTTTGAATAACTATAAAGCATTTCACCACTTAACCCAACTTCGCGTTGTGCATCGTAAAATCCGCTAAATGCTTCATCTTGGGTAATGTGTTTTAAAATACACGCTAACGTGCGCATTTTTGGCTTAATATAATAATATTTTGTATTATCAACCGAGCGTTGTATTTCTGTTAAATCAGTGTAGCCTTGCTGAATATCACCATAAGCAGGATTTATGCTAGGCTCAATTGTGCGACCTAAAAATACACGACCTATTTCAATAAAGTTTTCACCGTTGATTACAGACCACGCGCTGTGCGAACCTGTACCGCCATAAGCGGTAGAGTTTAACACTAATGCGCCTGTTGATGGCGCGTAATATTGCACTGTTCCCGCAACAAACGTGGTTATTGTACCAGTTTTATAAATGGTTATTTCTTGCCCAGCAATAAAACTTAGGTTAGTGCCTACTGTAAAGGATTTTTCGCCTGTACCTACGGTTACGCTGGTTGTGCTAGTTGCTGAAACGGATGGTGTATCATCAATAATAATCTTTACTGAGCGCACCATTGCGTTATCGTCAGGATAATATGTTCCCATTGATGTGTAGCTTTTGCGCTGATCTTCTTCAATTGAACCTAGCCACCAGTTGCGCGATTCCCAAGGGTATTTTGTGCCGGCTGTATTCTCGCTATAAATTGGATAGAGAATTGTCCATGCGCGAAAATCTGCACCACTATCAAATCGCACGTCTCCTGTAAAATTTAAACCACTATAGCCAATATATCTGATCTTTGCATTAGTGGTTAAATTATGATTAATTAACGATACTACGCCAATACTGCGCGGCTCATAAGGAAGGTTAACTTTAAGCGTTGATGTTCTATCGCCAATAGTTGATCGTGCAACACGCTTTATAACAGGGTTTTGAATGTTGCTAAGTGGTAGCAATGCGTTCCACGTGGTTGCAGTAGTTTCTGTAATTGTGCATTCGTCTATCCGGTTTGGATAACTTAAAGAAATATTACTTGTCATCCAATGCACTCCAAAACAATTTCTTTTCTTTTTGCATCAATTTGAAATCCAATGATCGTCAATAATTTACCGTAATCATAACTTAACTTATCTGAAAATACCATGACGCCATCGCCTAATTGTAGCGAGGGTATCTCATCAACCACCGCTGTAATGTTTACGGTATCAACACGCACTTTTGATAAGTTTAATAGCGTAGTGGCTACAGTTGTTGCGTTAGCCTCAAGGCGAAGACAACTATCAATTTTAATTGCAGGCGCAAGTGGGTGTCGTGTTTTTACTGCTGCGTCATTAATAAATTTACTTCGATACTGGTTTGACAACACTGCTTTACGCGCAACGGTTACAGCTCCTGCCAAATCGGTTTCTTTTTGCACGGTTTCAATATGATCGTAATTAAAAGAAATTGATTCAACTGGCAATCCATTCTCACCCAAGCCTGTATTTATAATATCAATGGTGATTAACTCACTATTGGTTAAGCTAAGTGTTGATGTAGTAGCAAGCGCAAGTAATTTTGCATAAACGACATTTTGCAGAAAGTACCAATACGCCCCGCATGATTGTGCTATCTGATTCAGTAATTGCGTAGTGGTTGTTTCACCAGTAACGTAAATTCCTACTGCACCAATTGCATTTAATGTGGTTTTGCTTGTTGCGTTAAGTGTTAGCGATTCTTCAGCTAGTATTGCTTCAAATACGTCACCAGCAAGCGTTAATGAATCAGCGCAGTCACCCGTTACCGTTCCTGCTGGTGTTGTGCCTAACTTTACATATCCAGCACAAATTATATATCTACCACTTGCAATGCTTGTATGAGCCATAAACGATGCAAAGTTAGCCCATGTGTAAGATTGATGCAATGTTAGCGCAACACCTTTATCATAAATTGCGCTAATGGTTGCTGTCGCTCTGTCAGAAAACTGATAAATTAATTTTGAAGTATTGACAAGCACAGGCGTTGCATTAAGCACGCTGCCAAACACACGCGGTTTTACATTGCCTTTAATGTCATCAGCAACACCTTCTACACCATCAGGCAAAGCATTATTTCCTAGAAATTTATTATTAACATGGTTTTGCGTTAATACTTCAGACATTGATCGCACGGTTAAATAAACAGCATCGCCACTAAATCGCATTGATTCAATTTTGCCTGTTAAATAATCATTTTTTGTGCCGTTATCAACAACAAGCGATAATGAAATACTGCCATTGTCTAACGCATAATCCATTAAATAATTCAAACCACCGTCTTTATTGATTAGCTGAATCTCACCGATTGAAGGCGTTGAAAATATTTTAAACGTTCCGCCATCGTCAGGGCTAACTTTTATCAATGCCGGTTGCAACATTCGATTTTCAAAATAATTCCCATCGTTATCAATATACGATACGTCACTAAAATATAGCGTTTTTGGCGTGTTTGAGCCGTCTAACGCGCCAATCGTTGCAATCCATATAGACATAATTAACCCCTTGCCGCTAATCGTGTATCTGATCGTAATCCGTTCATTGCGTCAATTAGCTCCTGTGTTTTTTCGCGTTCTGCTTTTGATGTTGCCATTAAAGTATTAACAAGCACTTCAAGTTTGTTATTTTGCGCTTTAAGTTCTGCAATGGTTTCTTCACTGCTAACACTTGAATCATTTGCTGAATTATATAACGTGACAGGAATTGATCGCCCATCAGGCAATGGTACAGCCGCCTCTGCGCCTGCTTCACCAAATATTGATGGTGTGTTTGCAATTCCTCCCTTTGCAAAATGTTGATAATAAAATTCATCTTGATTGTCAAACCCAAAAATTTTCCAAATCGGTATAATATCTTGTCCAGATGATTGTTTATTTTCAGCTAGTTTAGCCGCATCAGCAACTTTAGCTGCATCAGCAACTTTAGCAGCGGTTATAAAACTCAGCATAGCTGCGATATCTGTCAAATCACCTTGATAACCTAGATTAGTTGCGTCCCTTTCTAAAAAAGAGTTTCCTTGTTGAGTTGGATTTTGACCGCTTAACGCTGATAAAGCCGCAGTTGCACTTGCTGCCGCGCTTGTAACTTCATTAATTTTTGCAATGACTGTTGTAGTGTTAACATCCATTACAGGCACAAACTCTGCTGCTGCTGTAAATTCTCCTGATAATAATATTGAATCAGTTAGCTTTTGATTTGCTGTATCTGTATTAATATTTAATGCTCTATCAGCAATAATACCACCTTCAATGTTAGCCGTTAAATGTCGAACTTCAAGCATATTATCTATTGCAGTATTTGCGCTAACGTTTAATGCTTTTTCTGTGCCTATCTCTGTTGTAAGCGTGCCGCTTAAATCTTTTACTTCATTAATGTTTTTAATAGCGTCAGCAGTTGTTACATTTAATTTTTGCTCGCCCCAACTTGCTAAAACATTTTCTTTTGCCGCGTCAATAGCCGCCTGCACGTCAAACTCAAAATTAGTTAGCGTTAATCGTTTTTCATTAAATGACGATAATACGTTAGCAATAATCTGTTCTTTTTTAGCTGCTTCAAAATCCACATTATCAATAATTAATTCAATTCCTGCCTGCAGCCCAGATTCACCAGCAACGCTTGAGATTAACGCATCAAGGAAAGCAGCATCAGCATTTTGTTGCGCAGACTTATCAATCAATAAAACAATTTTAGCAAGAGCGTTATAATTTAATAAATTATCAGTTGTTGGATTTTTTAAGGCCGCTTCGCCTGCCGCTTTTGTATAATCAATTAGTTTTTGAAATAGATCTGCATTAGCTTCACTAATACCTTTTGGAACTTCAATAGTGCCAGAATTAATAGCATCTTTAATATCTTGCAATGCGCCAAGCTGTAATTCTTGCACGTCTACTGACTGCCCTAATCCGCTAACTTGCGACATAATATCTTCGATTGCTTTTTGACCGTCTTCGCTTGTTGCGTAATAAGATTTAATCGCGTTCATGTAAGTATCAGCATAGCCGGTAATTCCGCTTAATGCTGAGCGTTTTTCTTCTGCTGTTGCGCCAAACTTAGCTAATTTTAGTTGCTCCTCAAAATTAGCTTTAGCCATGCCTAGTTGATTCACAGGCGACCCTGTTGTTGCGCGCACATTCTTAATCCACGCTGATATAGATTTTGAAAAGTCCGTGACGTATTTTCCCGCTTCGGCTAATTTTTCTTGTGAAGAAATAACTTTTAACGTCGCGTTAGATAATCCTTCAAATTTAGCCACATTATCGGCTGCGTTCTTTTCTAATACCTTAAGTTCTTCAGCTAATGCGGCTGCTTGCGCAACTGTTTTTGGCATTTCAAAACCTAGTTTTTTAAGTTCTTCATTTAAAACTTTGTCTGTTTTTAATTCATTTAATTGTTTTTTTGAATCCAAATAATTTGCGTTGCTTTTCGCGTATTCAATCAAAGGCTTTGTTACTTTCAAAGATTCAAGCGTGTATCGAGTTCCCTCTAATGCTTCAAGTAAAATTTTTGTTGTTAGATTTTCAACAGGAATGCTTTTGGCATATTTAGCATTAGCTTTAGTCATAAATTCAAAATTAGGCACCATATTCCATAATCTTTGCATTTCTTTTGTGTCTTCGCTAGGCTGCAAATTAGTGGTTTTTAAGAATGGCGCGATCACTGCTGATATGTTGTTTTCAGCAGTTAGCAAATAATCAGTTACTTTAGATGCTTCTGCCTTACTCGTAATTTCAGTTGGCAATTTAGCACTTGCAGGTGCTTTCAAACTAACAAGAAAATCATTTACTGCTTTTTTAGAATCAATTAATTTTTGCGGGTCACTTGTAAATGCTTCATATAAGCTGTCAATGCCTGCCTTAAATTCTTTTAACCCGCCAAATGCACGAGTTAAGGAATCAGAAAATGTAATCAAACCTAAGCTCGTTAAATTTGTTTTTAAACCTAACTTTTCCATTCCGCCACTAGCCACAGCAGCTTGCGCTGAAAGTCTAATTGTAGTTTCGTACAATCCCTCGCCCATTTGCTGGAATTGCGCCAAGTAACGCCCAAACGCTTGACTTGCAATGTCGTCACTTGCTTTGTTGATTGCATCCTCAATTTTCTTTTGATTTTCTGCGTTGTTTTTTTCGCCAGATTTTAAAGATAATTTTATTTTTGGAAGAGTTACGTCTGTATTAAGTAACGATGAATCTTTAAATACTTGTGTGCTTGCTTGTAACAAAGTAGCTTCAACATTGCTAAAAATTCCAGTAAATAACTTAGTTAATGGATTGTCAATGCGGTTAATTACATCGTAATAAGTCACATCATCGCTAAACAAACCAGTAACTGTTTTTTTAATTTTACTGTAATCAAAAACGGTCACTTGTTGTTGCATTCCATCAATCATAAATTTTTGAGCATTCATTACAATGCCACCACCAACCGCTTCATATTTAACTTTGCCAATTCCAAGCAATTTAGAAAGGCCGTATATTGCACCACCTACTAATAAGCCAATTCCGCCCATTGCAGCCGCAGCAGCAAGACCGCCAGACATTAAGGCAGCCGAAGTACCAACTAATGCACTTGTAACTGTACTTGCTGCCCCTGTTAACGCCACCGAAGCGTTAATTGCTCCAGCTAATACTGAGGTTGCTAATCCTGTACCAACACCAGCAGCAGCTAATCCAGCACTAATGGCGGTCGTTCCAAGACCCATAGCAAATTGTTTTTCAGACGCGCCTGTATTCCCGCTTTTCATTGCATTAGTTGAAAAAGAAAAAGCACCTCGCTCTTGTAACGCTAATGCAGTTCCTTTTGTGGTTTGCTGTACTAAATCTTTAAAATTAGCGTTTAAATCTTGCAGCTCAACATATTCACTTGCGTGAATTGAATTAAGTGTGTCAACAATGTTTTTGATTGATGCTGAGGCACCGTCTGAGCCTAACACGCTCCCAGTGGTTGATGTTTCAGGTGTTGTTAAATCTGTGACTTTATCGCCACCACCGGCCATAGCAAAACCAAGTCCGCCCATAATAGCCGCCATTGCCGCAACACCAGCAAACCCAGCAAACCCACCTTGCGCAAACATACGAGCCGCCCCAGCGGCAACATCAACAATCATTTTCTTTGCTGCCATTGCCATTTCAATAACCGACATACCCATTTCAATTGCGTGAAATGCTTTGCGTGCGGCTGATTTTTCGCCAAACAATTTTGCAGTAGCTCCCGCAATTTGACGCGCTCCGCTTATTTCTGCCGAAAATGCCTGAGCGTCTAATTTTATTTTATCTGCTGCAAATTTCTTTGTGGCATCTGCTTTTTCTGATTCTGTTACACCTACTGATTTAATTACTGCGTCATATTTTTCTTGAGACGCTTGTTGTTTGTCGCTGATTTTTATTATTTCAGTAGCAAATGATGCAGCCGCACCTGCTACCGCGCTAATGCCGCCAAGTATTCCATCAAACGCCATTGAGCCGCTGTTGCCTAATTTATCAAACGCCTTTGATGTATTATCCATTTCATCGTTAAATGCTTTTAAAGCCTCTTTTCCTTGCTCTGCTGGAGTTTTAAAATCAACACCCTGCTGCTGAGTTAAATAATCAGCGTTTAGCTTATCCTGCCCTGCTGAGTATTCAGTATCGGACATATAAGGTTTTTGCGTCATTAATTCACTATAGCCTTTTTCAAACTTTCCGCGAGCTGTTCCTTCTAATGCGCGTTGCTTTGCTTGTGTTTGGTCTTCAATAGCTTTTGTATTTTCTTTTACATATTCAGTTGAATCTAATAATCTAGTGTTAGCCTCATTAAGCAATGTTGAATAAGTTGATTGGTTTATTCCACCATTTTTTAACGCTATAGTTAATTTATCAATAGTTGCGTTATATTCGCCATAAGGTGTGGATTCAATTAGGCGTTGATATTCATCTTGTTGTCGATTTAATTCTTTTTGTGCGTCACTCAATCCTTTTTTTGCTTTTGTAGTTTCTTCTGTTTTTTTATCTATTGGCGCGGCTGCGGTTATTTTTGTTGCCGTAATTGCATCGGCAGCAATTTCTTTTTTTATGTTTTCCATTTGCTTGCCAATTTCAGCAAGTTTTTTCTTTTCATTTTCTATGCTATAACCCCAAACTGCTTCACCTACAGCATCAGCAACACGTCCCCCAAAGCCGTTTTTTTCACTTGCTGTTATTTTTTCCAGTGCCGACGCTTGTGCTGTTCGTAATTCAATTAATTTTCCTTGTTTAGTAAATGCACCATTTATCCAAGCATCAAACCTTGATAATAAATTAGTTGCGTTTCCTACCCATTGAGCAATAGAGTTTTCTGCTGCCCCGTTTAAAATATGATCTTGAAAAGCGTCCCATGAATCAGCAAGACTTGAAAGCGTCCCTTGCATGGTTTTTCCTTGTCTTTCCATGCCACCAGCAAAATCAGTATTTCCTATTTTTTCTAAATATTTAACAATATCTGCTGAATTATCTTTTACAGTTGTTGTAACGCCTTTAAACGTAAATTTAATATCGTCACCTTGTTTGCTTGCTTTAATACCAAATTCTTTTAATCTATCCATTTCTCCTGTTGTTGCG